TTCAAACATAGTCTTATCATTTTCTTCTAATCGCGTTAAACGCCAATCTTGTTCGTGTCGTTTGGTAAATCCAAACATTACACCACCCACTTTTTGTTAAATTAAAAAGCCACAAGCATTACACCTGTGACTTTTCATCTTTTGTTTCTGGATATTTTTCACCAGTGATCAATGCATATTCTTCTTTGTCGATTACACCCATGTCTACGTACCACTTAATTTGCTCATTTTTATAGCAACCCCACACATAAAAAGTTTTAATGTCCTTGAAAGTTGGATAAATCATCTTAATTTTCTCCATTTAAACGTCCTCCTCTGTATTTGTTTTACCAGCTTTTATTTCAGTCAACTGTTGTGTTAGCATAGCGTTTTGTTGCTTTAATTCCATCGCCAAAATGTTTACTTGCGTCACCTGCATTTGCATACTTGCAACCATTCCGCGAAGTTCTTCATCACTCAAATCTGATTCACTTTGTTGGTTTGATGCATTCGGTACGTCTTCTTTTTCGAAATTGCTATTGTATTTAATTTCGCCGTTAGTGAAAACGAACTTTCTAGGTTCGAACTCTTCTTTGAATTTGATAGGCACATTGTTATCGTCTACATCTAAACTATTACGTAAACCGCCAGTATTAACGTATCCGATAACTTCATTTTTATCATTTACTGTGATTTCCATTATTTCCACCCCATAATTTTAGTTATAGTAACTTTGTTGGCATTCGCTCCAGAACCTGATGTTTTACCTAAATCAAAGTACACATCGTTATCTATTCTTAAAGTAGTGCTACTTGTTTTGGATAGTAAGCACTCATAAATACCGCCACCGTTGCCGTCTGAGTCAACTACATTGGCTTTACTCAATTGAATCGCGTTAGGTAATGCGGTTAGTCCGAATCCCTCAATAACGCCACCTGGATAAGTTCCACTTACCAACAAAATAGAATAGTTTGTGTACGGTTCGGTTAGATTGATTGTTGTACCTACACCATTTGCTCCACCGTCGAACAATACCGTTGACTTATGTTCATTAGGAACTGTCCACTGTTGCTCAAGTCTGCCGTTTGTGATTGATCGTGTGTAAATCTTTTTAGAGTTATAAGGCGTGAAGTTAAATAGCTTGTTTGTATCGTCTTTAACGAATACAGATAAATAACCCTCATAACTTTCAACGCCACTTGGTAAATCCGGCACTCTTGTTGCATAGTAATTACCTGCAGTTAGATAACCCAAATCGCCTTGTGCATTATTCAAGTTAACTTGTATTGATTGGCCGTTAGGCTCAGTTAACTTATGTTGTTGCCAACTCGTTGTTCTGAATTTATCATCTACATACTGCTTGGCTTGATTTAAAGCGTTGTTTGATGTTTCTTCGACGAATTGCTTAGTTAAATCGCCGTCATTTTTTTTATAAAACGGGTACCATGTGCCACTAATTTTATATTTTGTATATTCGTCGTTTGAATCATCTGGATACCATGTTGCACGTGCCGTACTATCATCAACAACATAGACAACTAACACGCCTGATTTTCCTAAAGTGTTAGGAGCTACCGGAATATCTGAACCATCGTCAACGCCATCTTCTTTAGGTGTATCGACAGTACCTATATCTTTAAATGAGGGCGCATCTGTCGCGCTAGTGATATGAATAATCCTAGATGTGTTAACTGTGCTTAAAACGCTATCTATGGACTGCTCAGACGATTCAATTGCTTTACCGTAATCATCTGTAAGTTTAGACTTTTGCCAATTTGTTGTTGAATTACCTTTAACAAGGTCAGCGCCATTGATTTGTTGTTCAACTTCGTTAACACGTTCAAAAATCGCTTGCTCTTTATCAACAATTTTCTGGAACTCGCTATTTATATATTGAACGGCTTTGTCTTGTATTGTTGTAATCATCTGTACCGCTTCATTTTGTTTGATTTCTAATCTTTGAATACCTTGATTAATACGACTATCAATTTCAGTAACCAACGATTTTGTATCACTTAAACTTTTCTTTAAGTCCTCAACTTCTTCTTTAACACTTTCTGTTAAGTCCTGAATTGACTTGATATAAACTAGCTTTGTTTTACCGTCAAAATTACTAATTAAATCATTCTCGATATTGAAGCTAAATTGACGCTCTACAATTACGTTATTGCTACCGTTTTGAGTAAAATAAGCTTGTGCATGTACGCGTCCAGTGTATTTTAAGAACTCGTTTGGGATAACGTATTGCATTCGTCCGTTAATTGCATCAACAATTGTAAGTTCATCACTAATATAAGCACCGTGTTCATCGTCAAAGTTATCCGTCTTAAGCACAATACTAGTCATCGCATTATGTTTACTGATTGATAACGGCTTGTTATTCTTAGTTACTGCAAAATTTAAAACACCAGTTCCTCTATCTGATTCATAGAAACTGATGTTTGTGTCAATAACCGGATTATATTGTGATGTTGTTTGTAACTCGATTAAGTTATCATCTTTCGAAAAATTATCTACTACCATTATTCAACCACCTTTCCTTCTATTATGCTCCAACCACTATTACCACCAGTACCAAAGTTTCTAACGAAAAACTGGTGAGCAGAAGCAAAGTTATTACGTCTTAGCACTTGTGTTGTGTTACCTGGTGTATTCGATTTTACTTCTAATATCCAACCTGCAATACCTTTAAAGTCTTTAGGAAAATCAGTAAATCGTTTTGATTCTTCAGTAGTGATATAGAAATCTAAACCAACGATTTTTAAATCTGATAATTTTGTAATACTCTTAGGGATATGTTCCCAATAACCGGCGTTTTGCGGACAGAAATTCCATGCTCCGTTGTTTTTCTTATTGAAAATGTCAATGACACGTTCGAATTTAAGCATATTTCTACCTGTGCTGTTTCTGGTAAGTACTTGTCTTAGAGCACCATTATAGTGTCCAGGCAGTACATCAAAGAACCAACCTGCATCTCTAAACGCTTTCGGTAACGGGAAATCTAACGCATTTTGTGTGTCTTGCGTATAGATATAGTAATGACCAACTTCCGTAATATCACTTAGATATACTGGGTTCTGTATTGGTAACGGTTTAACACGTCCGCCTGAATCAGTCATTGATACTTGAGGTGCGATATTTTTTAAGAATTGGTTTACACCTCTTTGACCGATAGAATAAATTGAGTGATGTCTGTTGTTACCAGGTCCAATAGTTACCCCTATTAAAAGCGCTTTACGTCCTGTTTCTAGATCGTAATACATATCTAGACCCTCAGCCTCTTGGAAATCTCCTTTAAAGTTGTTATTCACACCGCCAATATCGATACGACGTTTAAATAACAATTCTTTCGTTTTGATATCGAAGCCTTGTAAGTAATTAGGATTAGCCGGATTTGAATCGCCAGTGTACCAGTATAAAATGCCTGCATCGTACGCAATACCCTGCATAGGTTGTGTATCTGAAGTGTATTCCATAGGTATATCCATTTGATACAATACTTTGTCTATACCTTTATCAATATCATCAGCACTTCTAACCTCAACAAAGTTCAACGAATTCTTAAGTTGTCTTTCAGTGGGTTTATATTCACGTCTAAAAATCATTAAATTTTCTACCGGATTATAAATCGCTGACGTATATCTGTCGTTAAATATATTCGGCATGACATCTTGCATTTCATTACCATAAGTTATTTCTCCAGTTCTATATTGGAAACGTACAAACTTGTTGTTTTTGTTACTGTCCAATACAGCTGAATAAATCCATAATTCTCCATCAATGTATCTATACGCATTGTGCGTACCATGACCACCATTCTTAACAAGTAATCTATCAATAAATTGCCCGTTAGGTTTCAATCTAGATAACATGTAATGATTGCCTGGACGAGCTTGCGTCATATAAATAATTTTCGTTCTAGGGTCTACCCAAAATGATTGCATTACTGCGTTAGTATATGGCGATAAATCTGTGATGAATTCCGGTTCTTGCTCTTTTGGTTCAAATCGGTATTCTGTCGCTTGATATTCTTTATAGTGTTCATCTGCAGCTTTCTCAACCTTTTTAGTGAAAGCATCTAGTGTTGAATAATCATGATACAAACGATCTTGCAATGTCTTATGATCATAACCAGTATTATCAACACGCGCGTCTTTTACTTCGTTGATACCGTCGCCATTATGACCTAGTACCATATTGCTGAAACGGCCGTTTAGATACGTTAAATAATCTTCAACACTGTCATTCAAGTATTTAATTTGTTTCGCTGAGTGTGCGTATATTTCTTCTTTTTGATGATATATAAACATTTTCTCAAGTTTGCTCATTCCATTATCAAGTAATCGATAGTTGTACTCGTGCTGAGCAACTACTTTTGCGCCAGTGGTAGAATGCAAACTTGTTATTAATCCGTAAGCCATTGGTTGCCTCCTTTAGTCGTAAAAACTGTAATAATCCTTGATTAACTCGTACATAATAACCTCGTGACCTTTTTCATTAGGGTGTAAGCCGTCCTCCATGCTCGCTTTCCTAAAAGCTGGATTGTATGGTTTAAAGTAATCTGTGTGATATGCGTCAAACACTGGCACGTCCAGCTCGCTACAAGCTAGTATTTGAGCGTTTACATAGTCCTCAAGTGTTAACCCTAGTTTGTTTTTGTCCGTGTCTTTACGGCGTATTATTGTACCACTCATAGGGCATTGTCTTGTAGCTGTCATCACTAGTATTTTTGAATCTGGATTATTCTTTCTAATAACTTCAATTGCAGAACAAAAGGCACCGTAAAACGTTTTTGTATCCGTTTTATCAGTGCCTATCGGTACGCCTGCCCAATAACCGTGTAACCAGTCATCATCAGTGCCTTGTAATATGATTAAGTCTCCTCTTATTTGCTCTGCTTGTCTATAAATGCTGTTTTCTACCGCTTCTTTACCTATTGGAACTGTTGCCATTGTTGCGCCACCTCTTGCAAGATTAGTCGTTTTGGCTTTCAATTTCTTGCCTAACATTTCTGTGAAATTAGTTTTTGCGTGCGACCCTCTAGCTACAGAGTCGCCAATCGTTCCAATTGATTTGATGTTTCTTATACTTGATTGACTAGTAAAGTCGTACATGATCGTACCATTAGCAGTTGTAACTGTTTTAGTATTCATCTTATCGACTTTAGCGTTTATTTTTTCATTCTGCTTAACCAATTCATTATTTATAGATAAACTTGCGTTAACTTTTGCGTTTAATGCTTTTAGTTCTTTAGATGGGTCGGATTTTGTAGATTTTACGCTTTTAACATAATTTGCAGCATCATGAACTGCTTTGTTATAACGATTACGCCTTGTAAAGTCTCCTAATACTACATCTTGCTTAGTGATATTATTGTACGCATCTCTATGTGTAGTGATTTCGACTATTCTCACTAAGTCGTTATATCCTATGGCAGAATCCACCACTCTAACAACATCACCTATTTTAGGGTTAGCTTCTGGGAAATGTTCACGTAACGCTACAAAGTCTAAGGAAATAGAAGCAGTGACACTTTTCTTTATCACTAGCTCCATTGCTTTTTTTAAACTATCTTCTTTTTTAATACGTCCATCAACAAGCGGTGGCGCTTCTCTTTTACCTATCAATTGTGCTAATGGATGAGTGAATTCAATTTGTAGTCCCGCTTCTGCAAAAGTCTGTTGTCCATCAAAATCACCATAACCTTTAATAAAGGTATAACATTTAGATGCATCTTCTTGTATTTTGACGTTATCAGCATTCACACCAGCTTTAATGTAATAATTGGCAAACTTAGATAATTCATCATACAAATGAAACGTTTTAGTCTTTGCATCGTATTCATATTCGAGATGATAACGCTCAAGTCCTTTTTTAAAGATTTCTAATCGTGTATCTCCTTTGCCTAATCCCTCGAATTTAGATGCATCTACTTTTGGATGTAATACATACTTATAACCCGTTCCTTTAAAGACAGTATTGAAGAACTCAACGCCTGTAAAACTTTCGTTATACTCTTGGTAAATCCTAGAATTGTTAAGGTCATCAAGTTCTTTTTGCCTAGCTTTGATATCAAGCCTTATTTTTTCGCCAATAGTAGACTTATCAAGTATGACAATTACATATTCGTTGAAATCATCTTCACCTTCAACATGAGTGATCGTCCACATTTTAGTTATAGCACCTATTGCGTCAAACGTACTCGCGTTCTCGATAATAGTTAGATCCAAAGAACTATCTTCATTTAGCTTTTTACTTACCTTTGTACTAACATTAATAGCGTGCCCTACACCCTGTAGACTTTTTAATAAAATTGGCATAGGCTACTCCTTATCTAAAATATAATTTGTGTCTAAATGTAATTTGTTTCATTACTTTATTAGACTTGAATCGATTCCAGCCTGGATATAAAACCGGTTGTTCTAAAGTTTTATTAAAAGAATCTATATTTAAATAACCTCTATAGGTATGTTTACCGTCGAAGATTATTTTATCTCCGGCTTTTAAATCAACTTCCTTAATAACTGAGATATTTCCTTTATCTGTATAGAAAGTGAATCCCTCCTTATCATTAGCTTTAACATCTTCAGCTAACTCTATTTCAACAACATTAAACTGATTAAACTGTGTTAAAGGAACATCACCGTTATAATAAACTTCTCCTGAGTTAGTGTTGTAAAATGTCATTTGACGCCTCTTATCACCTTCGTTTGTAGGCAATCTATCAGGTACCGACCATTTTTCAGGGTCGTTATTACTTTCAAGATCAGTACTATAACCGACACTTTCAAAGTATGGTAGTTCGGTTGTTTCAAACGACAAAGAAAATTCCCCTGATGTTTGTGTTGTGTCAAAAGAAACTTCACTTACTAGTCCTACAAAAAGTTGTCGTCCATCAACATAATCAAGCTCAAATGCTTGTTTGTATTTTGGTATATCTAATATATGCTCATACTTAATTGAATTGTCTGGTGTAGCTAATTCCCTTAAATAAAAACGTCCAGCAAATAGTGCTTGGACGTCTGACTTTAAATGTGAAGCATAAGCAATTTTAGATACTTTATACCTTATCTTAAGCTCTACTTTTTTAAGTTCTTCTTTAGCGTAATTATGAAATCTACCATCAATACCCTCTATATCAGAATAGTTACGATGATATCCTGCGCCTGTAACGTTATATTCAACTACTTCCAAGTGATTATAAGTGAAAGGATTGTCACTGACGCGATACTGCGAACCATTCCTTATTACTTCTATATCGTGCGCTATCAACTAACAAACCTCCCTTATAATAAGTTGAAACTTCCGTCTATAGCGTTCATGTCATCAATGCGTGATTTAATTAAATCAAGGTCGCCCTCATTTCTAATCGTTACATTCACAATAGGTCTATTATTTTCTTTTAAGCTATGTTGAACATCGCTAGTCATGTGTCTGTCTATAGAAGTACTTACAGGATCTACTATACTATCTGTCAAAGTAGAGGATAGCTCTTTATTAAAGGCACTGCCAAAGTCTGTAGCAATTACTTTTGCTTGCGATACCGCTAAACCTTTACCTAAGCTACTACCTCCACCGTGTCCACTTACGAATGAAGTTACAGAGTCCCAAGCTGATGAAATCGCATCGCCTACCGCGCTGACTACTTTGTGCGCAGCATTGGCTACACCCTCAGCTACTTTGCCGATTAATTCCGCTCCGGCATTTAAGAAATCACTGAAGAAACTTTTAATCTTACCAAGTGCATCACTCATACCGTCACCTACATTTGAGACAACTCTTTTAAACCCATCAGCTACTTTACTCGCGAAACTTGTAACTGTATTCCAAATGTTAGAAACCCATTCAGAACCTTTTGTGATAATAAAGTTTAGCGCTTGTCCCATTTTTTCAGCTATGCTCGAAGCAACTCGACTAAACCAGCTTGTAACACTATTCCAAATATTACTAACAAAATTAGTGATCGTACTCCATATTTGTGACCAACTTGTACCAAACATTGATAACGCTCGATTCATTACGCCTGTTAAAAAGCCAATAATTGAATCCCAAACTGATTGCATGTATTGCCAAATCGTATCAAGTACATTGGTAATCGTAGTTTTAATTGTCTCCCAAGCACCTGAGAAGTCGCCAGTAAGCAACTGTATTAAAGCAGTAAACAAGCCTACTATGATTTGGACTGCTACTGATATTACTGTTCCTATGGCTTGGAACGCAATTGTAATTAACGTCCATAAACCTTGTATGATATTCATAACGTTTGTGATGATACCTATGACTAAAACGCCTAAAACTTGCATGAATATTTGACCTAACATTTGTAAAATAGGCATGATTGGTTGCAACGTTGATTGAATTTTGCCCCACAATTGAGTTAACCAATCAACGACGCCCTGAATCGCACCAGAAACGGCTGTTTTGATACCGTTCCAAGCTTCGGTTATTGTTTTTCTGAAATTCTCGTTTGTTTTCCATAAATAAACAAGAATGCCAATGAATGCGCCAATCACTGCGACGACTGCTAATATTGGCCAAGAAATACTTGTGAAAGCACCAGCCAATAAACCAAACGCTTTACTTACCAACCCAGTTATTCTAGTTAAATCCAGTATTCTTTTGACAACATTCAATAAAGTCATACCAAACACATTACTTAATACACTGCTAACAGCTGCAATCGGAGCCATTAAAGCCCAAAATACGCCACCTAAAATACCCATAACACCGATAATCTGAGCGACTGCTGGGTGTGTTTCAAATAGTTTGGCGATAAATCCAGCTAAATTAGTAATGAAATCTAGTAATTTACTAGCTATAGGAGCCATTGCAGTACCAAATGCCACTAACGCTTTTACGATATTACCGATTAACTGCATAATTGTTGGCCCATTCTCTTGAACATAACTTATAAAGTCTTTAAACCCTTGTGATTGACCTACTTGTTCTGACCAGGCTCTGAATTGAGAGGTTAACTTAACCAACCAATCAAATATATTTGAACTGTTTTGTCCAAAAGCAATCATTAAATTGCCAATTCCAGAAAATACATTACCAAATATTTGCCCTAATTTAGGTAAGTTTGTCTTTGTATACTCGATAAATGCTTGTATCGCATTTTGTCCAGCTACGCTATTAGCCCAGTTTTGGAATTTTTGGCCTAAACTATCCAATCCATTAGCCACCCACAAGAATAATGGTGCTAATTGAGTAAATACATTCACTAATCCATCTCCAAAACGTCCTGCCGCGCTTAACAAAGCATCAAATGTCTTAACACCCGTTGTATTCATTATGTTGAAAAACTTTTGTGCTGTTTGGCTATTCTGAGCCCATTTCAACACTTTCTGAGAAGCTTGTTCCATAGATTGAGCTACACCGGAGATAAAAGGTTTCAGCGCGATTAATGCTGTTTTAATAGTGTTTAAACCATTAGCTAATGTATTGAATATTTGAGCTTGGTTCTGTTTAATAATATCTTGCCAAGTCGATTTAACGCCATTTAAAGCTGATTGGTAAGCTTGTGTTTCTTTAGTTACTTGTAACGTTCCATCTTTGAGCATTTTAATAGCACTAATTGCCATTACACCAAATGCTACTGCACCTGCACCAGCAATACTGAATGCACCAGCTAATCCTAGAACGCCACCACCTAATACACCAACCGCATTAAGTACCGCCATTATTGCAGGTACTAAGCCAGCAATTACTGGTATCAATGCTTGTATACTAGCAATCATTAAACCTTTAACTTGTTGCGCAAAAATTGTACCAAACGTACGAATTTTAGTAGCTAGCGCGTCCATTTTTTTACCGTAATCTTCCAATGCGTTATTAAGTTTGCCCCAAATACTACTTGTTCCATTAACTTCCTTTCTCATAATCTGACCAATTCTTCCAAAAGAACGTTTAACTGCTCCTTCAACTTCGTTGAATTCTTTTGTGAATTTATTACCTAACTTCCATCTACTAGAATCAACATCAAAACTGTGCTTATTAAGATCTATCAAATCCTCTTTGAATCCTTTAACCGCCATTTTTGCGGCGCTAGCATCTAAGTCTAGCTTCACAACGTGTTTTCTCCAAGCTTCAACAGTAGCTTTAGTAGTCTTGTATTTAGCCATTAACTCAGCGTCACTTAACTTTAAATCTACTTTGTGTTGCTTGAATCGTTCTGCTTGTGCTTTTGCGCGTTCTAAATTTGCTTTATACTCTTCTGTTTTCATGAATAATTTAACATCATGTCCTCGCCACTTTTGCGCCATAGCTTTAGCACGTTGCATAGCTCTTTGGAATTTTGATATATCCGCCTTTACGTCTGTTTCGATATTATTGGGAACAGATGTTTTCGCTAATCGCTGAGCTTTTCTCACGTTGTTTTGAAAGTCTCTAATATTGGCCATAATCTTTGCCATAAAATGAGTATCCAAAAGCTAACCTCCTTTCGATTCAAGGAATTTTCTTGTACCTTCTTTGAAGAGTTCACGTCTTCTTTTTTCTTCTTCTAATCTAACTTTTTGTACACGAGCATAGCTACCAGGTTCTCTTATTTCGTAACGTTGTTTCTCAATGTCACGAATCATACTAGTTAGCCTCTTAGAAGCTTGTACTAAGCCGTTAGCTTGCGCTTGTTCAATTAATAATTGTCTTTGATCTAGGTACCTATCCTGACCACCAATAAGCCAATCACGCCATTCAGCAGGTGTTAGTGCTAACAATTCATGTTCAGGGATATATCCTAAATATCTAGCTGTCAGTTGCCTTATTTTTGAGTAATCGTGTAAGGTTCTGCGCCCATGATTTCCTTGTAATTCTCTTTCATCATTTCTATGCCTGCTTTCGTCATTTCTTTGTCCTCGCTTTTGGCCATATTCGGTGCTTTGTTCAATGTCATCCAGTACGAGCGACTCTCCCTCTTGAAAAAACCACTATTGTTAAGTTTGTCCAAAGCCCCTTGTAATAACGGCAAAGTATCCTCGTTTTCAGTGATGAAATCATCAATTGCTTTTTCTAATTGTTCTCGAGTTGGTGGGTTTTTTAAATAAGCAGTAGCACATTCCCAAAATTGTAAAATCGCTTTGTTTCTAGATTCTAGCAAACCGTTAAAGATAACATTGAATCCTGGCATTGCTCCTTTTCTCCCATCTTCGCTATCTTCTGAGAATTTTTCAGCTTTTCGGTCAAATGCAAATGTTACTTTTGCTTCTACTTCGTAATCTTTTTCTCCGTCATTAATTTTTAATGTTGTAATTGGATTAAATTCAGTCAAAATATATACCTCTTTTCAATTTTTTATAAAAAAATAGGGAGCTTTCGCCCCCTTGATCTATTAGTTTACATAGAATGGTCTTCCGTGTGTGAATCAGATACAACACTAGCTTTCTTTTGATTCTCGAATGTTCCGACTTTTTCGCCGAATTTTTCGTATTCAACTGTAGGCGCACCTGCAGCTTCAAACCACTCTTTCGGCAAGTTATCTTCAGCACCTTCTGCTGTATTCCATTTAACTTTTAATGATAGTTCGATTTTGTCACTTTCATCATCAAACGACATTTCAAATGATTCTGGAACAACATAACCAAACATTCCGTGATGTTTACCGTCTGCACGTTTATTACGCTCATAAAGCCATATACGCAACTGTCCACCTGTTTGTACAGCGTGTTTCACTGCTTCAATTCCTTTATCTCCAGGCACATTACCAATTGTTAATTTAAATGATTCTGACATTGCATTGGGAGAATAGTCCGTTTTACCGCCTCGTACTATTTCAGCTAAATCATTTTCAATCGTATGTCCACCTTCTTGTAAGTCAGCTAATAATAAAGATTCTACTGGATCTAAGTCAGTTTCAGCTGGACGTACAACTGCTAAATAGTTTTTTTGCGCCATTTAATACACTCCTTCGTTTTTCTTTTTATGTCTGTACTTAAATAAAAGACGTATCGTGCCATGCTTAGTAAACCTGTCTATATCAGGGAATACTGCTTGACTATCGATACGGCTATATTGGAATTCGTAATTTTCTATCTCTATAGTCCTGTTTAGCACATAGCCTATTGCTCTTAAAATGAGCTTAGCCTCGTATTGTGTAGCGAACTGTGAATACACATGTATGACAATACCAACTGTTTCTCTCATTGTTGCACTAGATTCGTTGTTAGTGACGTTTGATTCACCCACAACAATATATGGGTAAACAGCGTCATCTTGAACAACGTCAAAGACCCTATCACCAACTATTTTGTTAATGTTAGGGTCTGAGATTAATCTTTTATATATTTGATTTGTAAGTTCAGGTTCAACTGATACCCACATATTTAACCACCTCTATGAAAAATACTGCTCGAATGTCTTGCGTCCTGCGTCAATTGCAGGGTTCCAAAACGGCTGTGGCGCTTGTCCTTTAGTAGTATGCCATTTACCGTTAGCGTCTTTATAACTCCACGGTATCTTTTTAGCGCGACTACCTTTAGTGGCATAAATACCTGTGCCGTACTCAACATAAACACTATATTCTGCACCTACATTGATAACTCCTGTTAGACCGTTGTTCTCAAACCGAAAGTCTATACTTTCTTTCAAAAATCCTAAGTCAGCAGGAGCTAATGCTACAGCAGTGTTATATATCTTCATCGTTGTTTTAGCGATACCTTTTTTAACCCACTCTTCTATTTTCTTATCGAACTTATCCAATTCAACAACCATGCTATCAGCACCGTACTTAACTTTTGCCATATGGCACCTGCTTAAGTCGTAGTAACTTAATTTCATGTTGTCCGCCCTGATCTACAGAATCACCTTCAATACTAAAGATTCTACCCTCATACTCAAATAAATTGTTTTTAGATATTGGCAAGTCATAAGGTACATATAGGTTTCTGTCATATTCTTGTGACATTTGATGAAATTTTAGTTGTTCAGATGTAGTAGGCGTATCCATAAATCCTTTAATTGTTTTATCGCTTACAAAGCGCTCTTGTATAATTGGATACTCTCCTACTTTTTTGATACTTCCAATAGAAATAGTGTGAGGGAATTCGTCGTATGGGTTAAACACAAACAACACCTCTACCTTATTGGTTTAAACGGATGAAACTTTGCTCGTTTATACCTGTTTAATACTCCACTAATGTAATCAGGGACACCATCGTTATAAGTGTACGACACTGTCCCCATACTTCTTGACTTTAAATTCTTTTTAACTTCAGGTCGTTGATAATACTCTAGGACGTCTGCGACATACTTTTTGATTGAGTAAGGATAAATGACTTGACCATCTTTCATAAAATCATTGTTTGTTATATCCCTAACATCTTCTAGTATTCCGTCAACTTCCATCTTAAATATTTCTTCTTCATCACTTTTAACTTCCACTCCATTTTTCTTGAGTAAAAGTTTAACATCTTCATAAAGAGTCATTTTTATCACTCGCTCTTATCAGACGTAGTACGGCGTGATTTAACCTCTTTGTAACCGACAAGACTGTAATAAGAGTCAAATGCCTTCTTTGTAACAGTAATAGTCATATTGTCTTTTTTTACCTTAATCTCTTCTGCAGGATTAGCCATCATATCTCCTCCTATTCAGTTGGTTTAAGCGTTGCGAACGCTTCTGGTTTAACGTTCATGTATGCAATATGCATCGTCGCACGTAAAGCGAACATATCACGTTCAAATAATGATACTGGTTGGCCAGAAGCATCTGATGCTTGTAACGTCGTTAACGTGGCATCTTCAGAAATTGCATACTCAATACCTTGTAAGATACCGTAACGTGCGTAATCCCAATCACCCATTAGTGCTAACGATTTCTTTTTGTCGTATACATCCGCTCCAGTATAAGATAGTGGTAATCCCATAATCTCGTTCCCGTTAGCATCAAATAATGGTCTGTCATTAGCATCTAAAGCATTACGCATTTTACTTCTGAATGAACGTGTAGTTAATACTCCGTTTGGATCTAACTCTTCATCTTCAATAGTAGCCATTAATGCCGAAAGGTCTACGTATAAATTATTAGTATCTGTAACAACGTTACCTTTCTCTTCTGCGCCTTCAACAAGCGGTTTACCACTAGTTGAAGTGTTGTAAGGTGATTTAGTACCAAAGATAACAGCTTGGTCAAACGCTTTGTAAAACGCCTCTGCAATTAGTGGTTTAACCTCATTAAAGAAATCTTTTGCAGTCCATTTAAGAAACTCTTTTGATAACGGAATAATTACACCAATTTTCTTAGCTTCCATTTCTGCTTGTGCATATTCAGGCTTAGAAGTTTGAATACGTTCCGTTTCTGATACCCAGTAGGCGCCTACACCTTTTGCTAAGTAAGTAAATTTTTTCTTTTGTGCTGTCATTGGCTCATTTTTAGCTAATTTCATAATTGCTGAATTAGCCATAATGTCTTTCATGATTAAAGTACCTTGTTCTGCTGGAATAACGCCGTTTTTAAAATCCGATAAAATAACATTGCCTGGCGTGTATGTTGGAGTTGCCATATTTTATTACCTCACTTTATTTTCTAATATTGATTTCTTTCGCCATTTCTTCAATGGACTTTACATTTGAAGGGTCTAAATCTTGATTTCGTGATTCTTTAACATCTCTTCCACTCGATTTAAATTTAGACTCAACACCTTTTTGAACATACTTGTCAAAGGTTTCTTTTAAAGCTTTTAAGTTTTGCTCAGTATCTTCATCAGAATCGCCTAAAAATCTATCAACTAAGGATGTTGGTAAATTTAGTTCCTGCGCTTTACCTAGCGCGTTACTTCTTAACTTCTCACGTTTTGCCTCTGCGTCGCGTTTTTCTAACTCTTGTTCAAGAGCACTAATACGTTTTTGTTCTTCTGATTGCTCAGGATTACGCTTCCGTACTTCTTGTTCGATTAGATCCTCAAGATTTTTCTCTTTCCATGATTCTAATCCTTTCGAATGATAACGATCTAATTCAGGTTGAATGAATCGTTTACCTTCTTCTGTATCTAAAAAGCCTTTAACGTCATCAACAGACACCGTCTTAAGTCCGTTTAGATAATCTTTTACTTCTTTATCGTCTTTGTGTTCTTCAAAAAAAGACTTAACTTCTTCGATATTCATATATCAAAACTCCTTTTTGCCCTTCGCGTACCCTAACAGTCCGAAAAGTGCATAATAAAAAGCAGTTTAACGACATGCTAAGGTCGAGTAGCAAAGAGACAACTAAAAAAGTGTGAAATCATTATTTTTAGCATTTTCTTCGCTAATAGATGTTTTAACCATATCTAAATCAGCTTCATTTTTAACTGTTACGTTTACAACAACTTTTTCGTTTTGTAACTCTATTATCTCTTCGTACAAGGATTTAATGCGTTCTAACTTTTCTATAGCTTCGCCAGTATCAACATTTACTTTTATTTTAAAATCCATATCAATTACCACCTTTTCGCTTATATTTCTCCCACTCACGATAAGTCATGAATGGGATAACTTCATTTTTACCATCGTCTTTACGTGCTCTCATTACAGTTGGCAATTCATTTTCATCAATATAATAAAGTAATTTGCAACGACAATTAATATTCTCTTTCGCACTGTTTACACCAATAAATAGCTTGGGCGCCTGCCCAACACACCCACTTGATTTAAAATTCTGATCTATTTCCACTGATTCCCCATCTAAATGACGATGAGTATCACGTGTTCGTGTATCTTTAGTAGCATGCCAACGTTTCTTCATCTTCAAACCGTTATCTTTAGCAACCATTGCGCTATCAAGTCCAGCTTGTGACATTGCTCTGCCTGCTTCTGTACGAGCCACACGCAATGATTGAGCTTTAGACATGCCGATATCATCGCGTATTGCTTTTGCTATCTTAGAGTAACCCTCTCCACTCATAATACCTTGTGTAATGTGCATACGTATCTTTTTCAATACTTCATCACGATGTTTTTGTAGTGTTGGCATTAAACGAATGAACTCAATAGGTTGTTCAATAGCTGATTTGATTACCTCTTTACTCGGAACATCAAACTGCATAGATGTTTGACTCGCCATTTCATATAAATAAAGGCTCATAAGGAATTTTTCTATATAAGCATCTTCTTGTGACTTCTGAATCATCTTAGCTACTTGCCTATAGTCATCAGTCAACATTGTACCTATACGAGTTAACTCCTTATTGAGCCTGTTGTATTTATTGAATTCAGTCCATGTAACATACACATCATCATTTTGATATTTCTCAAACATATCTGCGATGATTTGTTTTATCTCTTTAAGTCGATTAGCAAATAGTTGTTCTATTGGTTTTTCTGCTTTAGAGATTAAACCCTCGATATACTCATCAATATCATTCTGATTGGTTATTTTGGGATTTGTCATTTGCGTCACCTTCATCTATGTCAGGTAATTTGTCATTAAATTCAAGACTTTCTTTTTCCATTTCGTCTAATTCGTAATCAACATCATCAACTAGTTGTGATTGTCCTAACCTTGTTCGTTCTGAAACTTGTCCCTTCAGGTTAATTAGCACTTGTGATTCTTCTAACTTATTAACTGGAATGTTACGAGTGAACTTAAATATCAGGTTTAAATAACTATCATCATCCAAGTTGTACCCTTTACGCTTTAATGCAGATAAAATAACTTTGAATTGATACCTCAACATAGCTGTCATCTTACGCTCAAACGTCATACACTTGTTCTCTAAAGCCATAAGTTTAAGTTTCATTCCAATGATAGGTACATTTCCGTTAAACTCGTCAGAATTAAAGTTTACTGACTTTGCAAAACGCATGATATTCTTTTCGATTCGATCTAAATGGTTCTCAATCATTGTGTCATTTACATCTTTTGTTAAGTATTTAACGTCCATATCTTTGTCGAACAACTCAAATGCGCCACTCTTTTGTGTTTCTTGAATCATTTCTTCACTCATACCCATACCGCGTAACACAAGGTATGCTAAACGTGTCTGACTAATCTCACTTGATGCATCGCTCATTGTTAAATCATATGCGTCAATTAAGTGAATAACCTTTTCAGCATCTCCTATCATCTCTTTGTTGTTAGGTACACCAAACAATGGATTGTAATCAAATAAATGTTCATATCGTCCAACTTCTTGCAAAGCGTCAATACCTTCTCCTCGAAATACATAATAATAAGTATTATCGTAAAACTCTGCGTACACATAATCAGTGCCATTATCATCATCTTTTTCATAAAAGTAGCGCAATGAGTATGTAGGTTCTAAAATATTGTCGCCAACAAAAATAACATTATAGGGATCTATATTCTTAATCCTAATATCACCATTCGTATCAATATATGCTAACCTAGCACCATATCCGCAAATTGCTGCCATTTTACCTATTTCAGAATCCTCATCATCAACACTATTTCTAATGGCAAAGTTGGTTATAAACTTTTTCAACTTTTCGTTTTTTTCTGCGTTTTCATCTAAATCATAAGTAACAGGAACACCATGTAAATAACCAACACGTGTATCAACAATTTCGCTGTCAAAAGAGTTGTTAAGTTTGTTATTAACAGACACGTCTAATCGCCTTACATTTCCACCAGTTTCAAAATCTTCTTTTTCTTCAATTGGTCGACGTTTGAATATTGGTACATAGTCAATATGTGTCTTGTATCTATTATAGAGATTAACCATTCTCTCTCTATCGTCTTTATGTGACTCTATTAGAGCCTCAATATGCTTAGGCAATATTCCTTGTGCTTCAATATCATCTATTAACTTATACAATGTCATTTCCCCCTCCTTAATCGTTCAGGTTTAGTATGTGTGTATATGGCATATCTTAACGAGTCCAACACGTCATCAAATTCTTTTATAGGCTCTCCGTTTGTAGGGTGCCAAACATATTTAAATACCTCTTGCTTAAACCTATCCATATTATCATAAAGAACAAGTAACTTGTTTTGTTTGAACAACTTAGCAACTTCCTCTACACCCGATAGTTTACTTTTATCAGCGTTAATTGCACGTAATCTATGTCTTCTAAATTCAGTGATGTATTCAGGTCGTGCAGTATCGCAGTAAAAATTAATATTGCCATATCTACTTACAACATCTTTTGCAATATCCACCCAATCATCAATAAACTTAAATTGGTGTGCGTGCTCCTCAATAAAATAAAAGTTACCATCTATACCTCGTCCTATTAACACAATAGATCCATAGTGCTCGTAACCCCAGTCGACACCAGCAAAGTATTCTTTGATAGGTATGTCGTCCAGTTCATCTGCTTTAATCGTATTCTCATTCAAATCAAAGTCGGCATATACTACACCGTCACCAGACACCCACATACCGTTGATATTACGTTCATAGAACATACCTGATGGTGTTGAAGCCTTAATAGACTCTTTATATCTATCATTAAGAAAGTTATTGTCATCGAGCTTAAATTGGTGACTCAGTATACCTGCTTTAGGATCTGTATTTTCAATATAATCTTTCAACAACCAATGCTCGGGATGGTCAGGGTTGGTATCTACCAATATTCTTGCACCAGTTCCACTACAACGTGACTTAATCTCGTCAAACACCTCTTCATGCGCTAACGACGCTTCATTGATATATGCACCAAACGATGTCATACCACGTATAGCTCCTATACCACTTACTTTACTGTGACCTGTCTGAACCACTTGAACGCCAAATAACATGAATGAATTATATTTATCAAAATTAAACTCAATGCCATATTTGTTAGTTAACTCTATTAGTACGTTTTTTTGAATCGTACCTAATGTTGCACCAGCAAGTATATATTGAGGTGTCTCAATTCCTTCTTCGTCTGCTATCTTTCGCACACGCATTAACTCACGTAAAAATAAGTCATTGTTTAATATTGTTTTACCTGTACGCTTTGCTCCGTGATTAATTAACATAAACCAATCTCGTTTTTGCGTTTGCTTCAATATTTCAATTTGTTTGTCCGTATATAAAGATTTAAGTTTATTCATTGACGATCACTTCCGTTATTGCGTCGTGAAGTTGTTTGATTTTATCTTCTGTTCCACTGTCACCTTTATCTATTTGTTCAATCTTCTTCTCAAGCATCTTAATTTCAGTTTCTATTTTCTTGTTAGCTAAAACTTCGTTACCTAACGTCATTCTATTCATACCATCTAAACTAGCGAGGAATGCATCAGCTGTCGCTTTCTTCACTCCCTCTATTTCAATGTCATTCTTAGCTACATTCTTTAGCCACTCATATTCTTCAAAGGCCTTTTGGCGTGTCCATTTTGATTGTTCAGCTACTTCTTGACGCAATTTTTCGTACCTTCCGGAAACCTTCCGATTTTTAAAAAGTGTACTCGCTTCTTTATCTAGATATTCCCCACTCTTACCTTTAGTCGAATACCCTGCGTCAATATATGCTTTCCGTTGGCTCTTGCCCTCTATGAGTCCTAGCACAAATTTTTCTTGCTTCGGTGTTAATTTAATCAATTGTTTTCACTGTATCACACGCCTTTACGTTAATTACTCTAGTTATTTTTTAAATACAAAAATGCCCCTACATCTTGTGCAGGAGCTACGTTCAATAAATGTGAAAGGAGGAAAATAGTTATGACTCAAAATGCAAGAATTAAACTACCCACCATATAGGCAGGTAGTAAGTGATTAATAGCGTAACATATCAACTTTTATATGTTTGTCACTTCTCAATCACATCGATGAGAACATCTAATGTGGCTATTACCCCACGTGTTAAGATAATTCTTACAAATCAATTATATAAAATTAATTCACAGTTTAAAAATAGTGTCATTTTCGTCATTTCTGTCATTTTCGTCATTTTCGTCACTGTAGTAGATAAATCTTTTCTGCCAATTCATCGCGTCGTGCTAAGAAGTTGTTCCTGTTCAATTTAGAGTTAGGCATCTTCTTGATAATTGCATCCCTGTTATAACCTTTCTTCAACAACTCTAAGAAGCAAAAGTCAACGTGTCCTAATCTCTGTTGTGATTGATTTATAAACTCAACTTCTTTTAACATCTGCGCATACCTTTTATTTGCTCTCTCAAGCCTCACAACAACATCTTCAACTTTGCTTGAGTTTTCCCCTTGTGGTTTCGGTAATGTTGCTTGTATGCCATACTGTGCAATCGAGTTGCTATCATATTCCGGTATTACATCGGCTAACACATTACACTTCATTTTATGTGTGCCTATCATATTAACAATTGACTCTTTGCTATACATCTATTCCGACACCTCCGCCCTCATCAAATCCGACTGGTCGCATAGATGAGCGAAATCACTCGGCGCCTCTACATCATCATTAGCCGTCATCATAATATATACTTGTTCAGTTACATACTTACCTAGCTCATACATTGCTAATAAGAATAATAGTCTTAATATTTGTTTAACCATCATTTACCTACCTTCTTCACTTCGTATAAGACTGGATATAAATTTAAAAAGTGTATTCTATAACCAATCGTTTTAACTTTTACTTTATCGCCTACTTTTAACCTAGCTTGTATGTCTGCGCTATCAAATTTCTTTTTGAATAATAAGTCAGAGTTTTCAATGACTTGCTTGTTGTCTAATACAATATAGAACTTGTCTTCTTTATCTTGTCTCTTGTTATATTTATCTGTAATTGTCCCTTGATGTACTTCTTTGTTTTGGTAACTAGCCACTGTATAGATAGGCGATATGACAACAAGCATCAGTGCGATTACGCCGAATAATCGCAGTATTCCAGCAATAAAGATATCGAACCAATCCATATTTTTAAGTTTTTTAATCATCATTGTCATCTCCTGTATCAATCAAAAAAAGTACCTGTCTCAACATACTCTTTAACTGTTGTTCATTTAGACTGGCTAACATAGGGCTGTAAAATTCACTATCTTCATCTTTAACAGTTTTAATAAAACAGCCTTCAATCTCAGCTTTTTCTTCTGGCGTTCCATTTTTATACGTCTTAAATACCTCGGTGTGCTTTTCTGGTAATTTCATTTTAGGTGTATTAAACATTATTATCTCCCCTCTTTAATGATTTTATTTCTTTTCGAACAAAGAACCTAATACTTCTTCACTAGGTCTTTCGAATAAGGTCACTTTAGAATTATTAGTGTAGTAAACAATAGGTGTATTTTGTGACTCGTACTTCTCTTTCGCTTCTTCTTTACTCTCCGCCTCAACAACTGTAAACGTCTGATTATCTCTAACAGCAGTAAAATGTTCATGTGGTTGTCCTGTTGAATCTTTGAATGTTGTGACTAAGTATTGTGTCACTTCTCATCACTCCTATTTATTTGATTTCAAAATCAACTTCTATTGGAATAACAACGATTTTATAACCTTCATACGATCTTTTGAGTTCATCAAATATTTGGCGCAAACCAATAACATTCATATTTTTACCCTGTAAAATAAATATCTCCTTATTCCAACCACGATATATAACTTTAGTGCGTTCTCTCACTTCCCCAAAACCTCCTTGACTCGATCTAATATGTCTTTACACTCCGCTACTTCCGAAGCCTTTTGCTCCACGTTCTGAAACACTCTCGAATTCCTCCACTTGCTTTAGTTCAGGTGTCCATATAGGCACAATAACCAATTGAGCTAGTTTGTCGCCTTTGTTTATGACATAACTACCATTCATACATAAAATTTTATCTGTTACAGGTAGTCGGGCATACTTTCCATCTATCCCAGCAGGACTCCGACCAAAGTTACTCATATCCTCACTCTCTAACGTTTCATTATCATTCTTGATATTAATCCCTAAATTACCATGATATCCCGCGTCTATTTTGCCTGTTTCAATCACTAAATGCGTTTTACTGCTTACACCACTACGACTAGTTAATAGTCCGACATAGCCCTCTGGTATACTCACAGCTACATCTGTTTTAATCACTGCCTTTTCTTGTGGCTCGAGTACGACGGTTTCAGCTGAGAATATGTCATAACCTGCATCCGTCTTATGATTTCGTTCGGGCATTCTAGCGTCTTTTGATAATAGTTTCACTTGTAATGTGTTAGTCATTTTCCTGTTCCTCCTCATATTTATAGACAACTTGACCCGTCATAATCCCTACTGCTTCATCAAGTTCAATGCCTTCTTTAACTGAATGTTGAATAGCATTTGTCATTCCCTCAAGTATTTCATCAAACGCTTGTGCTTTCTTATACACGTCCTCAATCTCTTTTAGCAATCCCTCTGTGTCATTACCGTTATACGCACTAGCACTGATAACTGACTGTTCAATTTGTTCACGATTATTCATCATTTCCATCTCCTCTAAAATAAAGTTAGTTGCTTCTGTTCCTCGTATTCCAAACCATGTTGCTTTATATATGTTTCGAGCTCTTCGGTTGTATCAAATGTCTTTTTAATGCCTTGCCAACCTGGAACAATATGCCCGTGAAAGTAATAAGCGCCATTTACTACATGGATATGTGCCACTCGTTCGTTATCCTGATACAGATATCTCTTAGATCCGAAAAATTGGTTTAAGTATTCTTTACATGCGCTATCTGTCATGGTCATCACTCCTTTTAACAATTAGGCAGACCAAACGACATGCATTCGTCGTATAGCTCTTCATTACTTATGCTTGCCTTATAGTTTTCAATCACATTGCTAACTTCTTTATGACTCATTGCTTTAACTTGTTCGTCTGTATATTTTTCGCAGTCTTCTAATTCCAGTTGCTCCTGTAATGACATCACATATTCAACTTGTCTTTGGGTTGCCATCGTTAACCCTCCCACAAGTCAAAAGCTCTTTGGACGTAAAACTTCGCCTTTGCTAAATCCTCATGACCATTCTTTAACGGTGCTCTAGACAAGTATTTGATTGCATTACCTATTGCGAATGCTAGTTGAGGTGGATACTGTGCCGTAACCTGTTCGATAAAATCTATAATTTCAATGTCGCCGTATGTGTAGTGCGCTGGTTGCTTAACATTGTCTTGCGCTTCGTTCATATCTACTTTTCTGTTATTGATTACGCTCATTATGCTTCACTCCATTTCTTGAACATTTGGTTATAAGTGACATCGAACCAGTACGGATCACGTGAATGTTTTTGTGGCGTTCCATCATAAAGCCATGGTCTTAATCTTCTCTTTCTTTCCTGTTCATATTCCGCTCTCACATTTCGTTGGCATCGGTTCAAAATCGCTTTTTTTCTGATTTTTTCTCTCCCTTTTTCTTCATCTTTTATTTGACTCTTCATATATTCAACTTCTTCTTTAGATTTTGAGTCCTTTCTTCCACACAATAATTCATCGCCGCGCATTTTATGTTTGTATCTATATCTAAGAAGTTCTGGAGATATATGATATTTTTCTGAAACTTCTCTCAATGTCATTAGTTTTCCTTTAATACGCACTCTTATAACTTTTCTTCTAGCCATCATTCCACCTCTAAATCTAAAACCTTGATATTTATAACGTTATATTTTAATAGTTCACCTGGATTATTAAATAAATAGTCCGCCAAATTTTCTTTTTCTTTATCAATCTGATTGTAATTAACACTTTCGACTTCTGTAGGAATTCTAATGTCAACAGAAGCATTGATATAAGCTTGATGTTGCATGCAATCACACTCCTAATCCTTCATATAAAACGGAGAAGTAAACCCGTCACTATTCAAATTCAATCCTTTTGCCCAATCAACAGGCTTATTCATGATAGTTTCGATTTCCTTAAGTCCATTTGAACCTCTAGGTATTTCTACAATTACTTCATCATGGACATGGCCAACTATTTTAAAACCTAATGCTTCAAGCCTTGCTATAGAAATCGCAAGTAAATCCCTTGCAGTTGCTTGAACAATATTCTCGACTAACTTCCCACCATACGTTTTTAACTTTGACCATTTACGGTTAAGATCTAACCCCATAAATTCAACAACTTGACTACCCCAACTATTTTCACCAACTAAAGCTTTTGGATAAGCTAAAGCTCTTCCACTAGGCAGTTCAATCATTAGAAAACCTTTTTTCATATAAAATCTAAGTCCATGTGTATGATGCGTCTTTCGGGATTTTACAGTATTAATTGCAGCCTCTTGGCAAGCCTTCCAAAAATTAACTATGTTAGGATTTGCGTTACGCCAACTATCAACTAAACCTTGTAACTCGTTTTCTTCAATGCCCATTTCCAATGCACCCATTGCTTTTAAAGCTCCAGCGCCACCTTGATAGCCTAAAGCTAATTCGGACACTTTTCCTTTTTGTCTGAGAGGGTCGCCTTTAGTTATGCTTTCTACCGGTACATTAAACATTTGAGAAGCCGATGCTTCATATATCTTTCCGTGTGTGTTGAATACATCTAAACGCCATTGTTCTTTTGCATACCATGCTATGACTCTTGCCTCTATTGCAGAAAAATCACTTACTGCTAGTTCATTACCTTCTTCAGCAGTAAATGTCGTCCTAACTAATTGACTTAATAAGTCTTGAGGATGAACATTGAGTAATAAATCTAAATCATCAAAACGTTGTTCTTTAATAAGATCTCTTGCTATTTCTAATTCAGTATCTGAAATATAATGCTTTGTTAAATTCTGAAGTTGTACACCTCTACCTGCCCATCTTCCAGTACCGGCACCGTAAAATTGAAACAGACCTCTTACCCGTTCATCACTGCACATCATGTCATGCATTTTGTTGTATTTTTTCACACTGGTTTTAGACATTTGCAATCTAATTTCTAGCATTTTTTTAGCTTTTCCTGTTGCTTCTTTTAAGTACTCCTGAACCGTTTTCTTTTGTAAATTAGGTATATCTAATCCTTGTTCATCCTTTAACCAAGCCAATAACTGTGTAGGACTATTAGGATTTTCTAAACCTGTTATATGTTTAGCTTGTTTAAGCAATTCTTCTTTACTCTGCTTATCGAGCACATTAGCTCCTAACATCAATGATTTAGAAAGCTTAATACCTCTGTCGTTTATATGTTGGTCAAAAACCCAATATGTTTGTTCAATTGCAGTTACTGGAAAGTCTTTAATTTTATTAGCAATCGCCATTTCTACTTCTACATCTCGAATACAGTAATCTATAAATTGTTGCCATTTTTCAAGATCATGTTCAGGTAGGTTTCTTGTTCTTCCTCCATTAACTTTTGTTGGTTTACAAGGTATAGAGAAATAACGAATTAAATTTTTACCTGCTTTATCTTTTTGGCTTTGTAGTCTTAAAACTTCTCCAACTTTATCAAGCGAAGCAGGTAAGCCAATACGCATTGAATTAACCATTGTGCAAATCCATTCTTCAGGTGGCATCTGTTTATTAAAATGTTTAGCAAGACAAGTTCTTTCGAAATTAGCATTGAATGCATACTTTTTTACAGCAGGGTCAAATAGAGCAATTTTAAACGTCTCATAATCAGCGTGGAAAGGCTCATTATCTACTTTAGTCATGTCAATCGCACTAATCGCTCCACCATCTATCGAATAAGCTATAATTAAAATTTCGAAATCTTCAGCTTCTGTGTATTTATAGGCACCACATTTCGAAATATCGTTACTGCTGTATGTTTCAATATCTATATTCATAAATTTCAAATTCTTGACACCTCAATTTCTTTAAAATTAAAGTGGGGCTAAAAACCCCACCTATTGACTTATAAGAAATCCTCATCATCAGTGTCTAATTCATCAAAATCATCTTCTGCTGCACTTGCACCGCCAAGAGGTTCGCCTTTTTCTACAAGTTGAATGTTGTTCAATCCAACTGCGATACCCTTATTACCATTTGTGTTGAATGGAAATAAATTGATTGAAGCTCTAATATAGTCACCACTTACAATAGTTCCAGAATCCGTTAATCTAATTTTGTTTTGGTCAATAATACCAGGTGCTTGTTTGCTTGATGCGTTAATAAAATAAGCGTCTTGATAATTCACATCATCTTCTCTTTCAGTATCTCCATCACGTAATGGAAGTTTCAGATTTGCAGGAACTTTGCCTCCAAACTTACTAACTTTTCCTTCTTCTTTAGCAGCTTCTATAGCTTGTTCAATGGCTTTTATCGTACTTGTATCTGATTTAGGAATGATTAAACTGATTGAATACTTTGCTTCTTGCCCTTCTTGCATACTGTGAGGTTCAAAAATATGTGCATATGATGCTCTTACTTTTCCTGTAATCACTTTAGTTTTATTTAATACTTTTGCTTTCATGTTTATATACCGTCCTTTTTAATTTTTATAGTTTGTCAAAATCATCTTCAGCAGATTGCTTTATAGCTGGTCGTTTATCAGACTCGGTAGCAAGTGTTAATTTACCTTGTGGCTTTTCTATAAAGCCCTCTGTAATTTTAGAAAATGCTTTTTTACCAATTAATTTTTCTAATTTCGTAATGCTAAGTAACTTGGTTTCTGTAATATCTTCAGGTTTATAACCCGCTTCAACTAACTTTTCAAGCGTTGCTTTTGTATCAGTTATCATTCTTCGCGAACGACCTTCTACAAGCTTCCAACCAGGATAGTTTTTATCATTTCCTTTCGCTTGATCTAGCGCATAATGTTCTACTTCATCAGCCCATTTTTTGATATCAGGCAGTTTATATAAAAGTTCTGCAATCTCTTCATCACTTAACAAATGTGGTGGCTTTTGAGGCACATTTTGCATGTATTCTGCACGTGTTCTACATGAATGCTTTATCTTACAGAATCTACAATGACTACCTGCTTTAAACTCACCTTCACCGTTATAAGCAAGTCTGGCTAATGGTTTAACAAAATCGGTTCCCCATTGAAGTAATCTTGATATTGGTAACTCTTCAGTAGAAAAGTTATCTATTCGTGGTTGTATGATAGTCATGCGAACTGTATGAATGTCATACATTAAACTAAGCAGTTCATATGCGCCCAAGCCATATAATCTAAGTTGAGGATTATCTATAGCTGAAACTTCAATGCCTTTACCGTATTTAAGGTCAATAATTTCAAGTACACCACCTGAAAATATAATGACATCACCAGTACCAAAAGATTCAGGGACGTATTTACCTAAATCCAATTTTGTTTCAAATAAAGCTATTACATCATTATCCCTACTCAAAGCTTCGTTATATTTTTCTTCTACATTAGCTACATACTCTTCAACATATTCACGCAACTCTTCACTGTAATATTGATTTCGCTTATAATTTTGAAAAGCTTTATTAAACTCAAACTGTGTTAGGCCTTCATATTTAAGACTGAAATATAACTCACTTAATTCATGGGCGAATGTACCTTCTTCAGCAAAAACTGAACTTTTATCTGCAATACCTTCACTTGCCTTAATACTCGGTGGGCAGTTTAGCCATTGTTTCGCACCACTTGCACTTAGCTTTGCATGAGCTCTATTTGAGTGATCTAGCTTCATGCATTAATTCTCGCTTCCATGAAATCAACAATTTTTTCATAATGTTCTTCTTTGATAGTAGATAGCTTATCCGCACCAAGTTCGTTAAGTTTATTTCTAAATTCTTTCTTATCAGAAGTATCTGCTTTTTTAAGGAACTCTTTTCCTACTGATAAAATATAATCTTTAGTTAAATCAGTAGACGTTTCCTTAACTTCTTCAATTGTTTCCAGTTGAGCTGTTTCTTCTTTTGGCATTGGTGCTTCTTTAACTTTCTCTTGTACGATTGATGAATCCACAGTTGATAGTTCAGTATTTAACACACGTAAATTCTTATTTAATAGTTTTAATTCTTCAAAAATATCTTCTAATATTGCCATTGATTAAATCCTCCTTAAAATTGGTTAGCTAGACGAATCATTAACTTGATACGATCTTCTATTTCTCTAGAGTCATCACTTTGTTCATTCAATCTTGCTAACAATTCAAATTGCTCTTCTAAAATTTCTTTTTTACGTTCGACGACAGTTAAATGTAATTGTGCTTCGATAACACGCCATTTTCCCCAACTTTCCATTTCAACCTTTCCTTTTTTCTTAAGTCTCGAAAGTGTGGATTTTGCATGTGTTTTCGATACTCCAAAAACTTCAACTACATCATCAGGATTGAAATTGTCATATGTTGCAAAATGTGATAGTATTTTTTGTTGTAAGGTCATATTAATAACTCCTTATATAATTATTTAAGACAATTGCTCATCTTGCACTGTTACTTGCTCCAACAAGTAGCAGTTTTTTTATTCTCCATAAAAGTATTCTTTATAGAATATGAATGTTGCGATACTTGCGAATCCCGCAATCGACCACGCTGTAGTGAAGTATAGAAACGGCATGAGTACAATCGCTAAGACCGTGAAGCACAGTACTGCTACTAGGTAACTTTTATATGTGTCACTCATTTTATTCTCTCCTTAAAGTATTTTCTCTTGCCTTTTAATTAAATACGCTTCTAACTTCGGAATATTAATTAACTGTCCAGCTGGAGAATAGATGATACATAAGTTTTTTATACCTAAATCATCTTCGTGATAATATTTCAACCAGTTGTATACTGTACTTCTACTTACTCCGAATAGTTGATGAATTTCTGTTGGTTTTGCGTATAACTTTTTCACAAATTTTTCTTCGCCTCTATATGTGTTTTCTGGTGTTGGTGGTACTATGATTTTTGGCATCTCTATCACTCCTTTCGATAAATGTTAAATTTTGCTATTATTCGCTCTGTATTGAAGTTCTCTATCTAATGCATAGAAGACTTTGTTTATTTCTAAGTAGCTGTAATAACCTTTTTTAATACTTTCTAATATTTCCTTTCTTAGTCGACGTTCATTTTCTGTTAAAGATTCTACTGGCGCGTGATCTCTTCTGAAAACCCTTGGTATTCTGATGTCTAACCCTTCTGATTTTTTGTTCATTTGTTGTTCCACCTTTCGTGTATAATGTTGTTATCAACCTAAGGAGGTGATAACATGCCCTTGATATCTGATGAATTTGATACACTTACTAAAGACCAACAATATATCTTGTCCGTACTCTACAAAGATTATTTAGAATGTGTAAAGTTAGGTTCGGTTAAATTAACCTGCAATAATTTTGGAAGTGCTAAAGATATACATACAAAGTATTTTCAAAAACTACATTTCGAAGATGTAAAATACGATTTAAATAAACTTAAAAACTCTGGGTTCCTAAACGGCGTGTATGCTAGTAACACTATTTATCATGTAACAATTTCAGACAAGACTGTTGTTTACTTTGAAAATGAGTTTAAAAACAATTTAAAAAGTATCATTGATAGCATTTCTAAAATTGCTTCAATAATTCCTGGTCTCTAGTTGGGTTTATAACTTCCCAATCATTTGCCATGAGGTCATCGGCTGAAGGTTGCCAATATCTGATAAGGTTTGTCCCATCGCTATTTGAAATGATGCATTGTAAAAAACTATCATTTGTTGGTAATATCTTAGTTCGATGACTTTCTTTCCAATCTTTCCGTGTCATAGAGACAAGATTTTTTGTAGCTATCTTAGTTGCTTCTTGAATGTTCATTTGTTATTCCTCCTTTTAAGATGTTTGTTCTTGTTTTGTTGACATTTTGGAAACTCTGTAAGTAAAAAAAATACCGCACTTATCTTGTGGTAATTCTAACACTTCAATTACTTTTGCTAAATCGTCAACATTAATTCTAATATGTCCGTTTTCTTTTTTTGAATAAGTTCCTGGTGTCATTCCTAATTTTTTTGCCATATCAGAAATCGAAATGCCTTTAGAAATGCGCTCAGCTTTCATTCTTTTGACATTGAACTCATACATTTGCTCACCTCCGTTTTTTGAAGTTAACTCAATATTAAACTTAAGTTTCCTAATTGTCAACAAAAATCTCGAAAAATATTTTTTATTCTTTTAAAATGCTAGTTGTTTCCTATATGGAAAAGTGTTATTATACTGTTATAAATAAAACGGAGGTAAATTTGAAATGAGAACTTCAGCGGAAATAGGTAAATTAATCAAACAACTACGAAAAGAAAATAATGTGAATTTAACTGATTTTGCAATTAAGATAGGTGTCAATAAATCTACCTTATCCCGATACGAAAACGGTAGCAGAAAAATACCTATGGAGGATATAGCTGAAATTGCCAATGCATTGAAAGTTACCCCAGAATATTTACTATTAAAAAATAGACAACCAGAAAACGAAGTACAACATCGTGCAGCTCACCTTGAAGGAGAATTGACAGATGATGAATGGCAAAGAGTTTTAGATTATGCTGATTATATAAGAAGCAAACGTAAGTAAAGGATGTATCAGATGGGATTATATGAAGAAACTTTAATACAACATGATTATATTGAAATAAGAGAGGCTGATGTGCTTCCAGATAATTTGGATGGGGTATGGTTAGGAGATTTAATTTTAATAAAGCGTGGCTTATCAGATAGAGAAAAGGCAGGAATTCTCTTTGAAGAATTAGCACATAATAAACTTACATACGGTGATATAGCCGATTACTCGAAATTCAACAATCGCAAGTTCGAAAATTACGCAAGGCGACACGGCTTTATCTCAGCAGTCCCGTTACGCGAAATTGTAGAAGCTTATAATTATGGCGTACGTAACTTGTATGAGTTGTCTGAGTATCTACAATTAAGCGAAGAATACATATTAGAAGCAATAGAACAATACAAAAAGATATATGGTATTGGAACTCACTATGGCGAGTATTCTATTACATTTGAACCGTTGAGAGTTTATCGATACAAAGAGATATAAAAAAGGAGAAATGTATATGAGGAAAATAATTGGATTATTACTAGTAAGTACTTTAGCTTTAACAGCTTGTGGTGAAAAAGAAAAACCAAAAAAAGAAGAAAATAAAAAGTCTCATACACAAAAACATAAAGATAGCGAACCAAAAAAGCAAAAAGAAAAAACGAAAAAAGTTGAAGATAAAAATCCACCTAGTAATAGCGTACAAAATAATTCAAACAATCAAAACCAATCACAAAACAATCAACTTAATAATAATTCAGATCCATCTAATAATACTCCTGCAAATATAAATGAAAACGATTCACAAAATACTAATTTAAATGATGAGTATGTCGTTTCGCCTGGCTGGACTAAAGATGAACAGGCTAAAGCTTTTGAAGAGTACAAAAAAGGAAAAGAAGAGGAAGGAAGAGCTGGTGCTAGCGCAGTACCAGGAGCCAATATTAACTAATAAAACAATATAAGAAAGAAGAGCTAATATGGAAACAAATAAAACAATCGATTTAATGAATTATGTGGAATTTCCAAAAAGATACACAGAGGCAAAAGGCAAATTAGTTGCACAACCAATAACTACTATAAATAGCGCAAGAAGAGTTGAAAATGAAGATATGACTGTTTGCTACATTTTAGATCAGGATGATGATGTAATGGACTTTATCTTTGACAGAGATATAATTACTGTTTACTGTCCTGAAAACGGAACTGCGACTGATGAATATTTTTGTGAAATTATATTTAACTCAGATGACACATTTACCCTAAAGCGATTATCTAATTACGTTACCATTAAAGATAGAAGCTACCCAATGTCAAAAATAAATGACGTAAACATTACGGGCAAAGTCGTCAGATTATTTAGAGATTTTAAATAAACTTGGCTTTAATTACGATTAAAAGTACCTATATAGCGTAACGAGAAAAAGGATTAAAAAAAATTCAAAAACGCCTACTAGTGTAGACGTTGAATGGTGGTGAGAATTTTATGGCGGATAAAAACAAAAAACAAGAAGCTACCCGTAGTAACCCAATAAACAAAAGTTTTGAAAAGCCGGGTGCCAGCGAAAACTTAAAAAGCACTTTATCAGAAAAAGCTAAGAAAAAAGATTAATATTCATTCATTAAATATAAATCCAATTTAATTTGTTGTTTAAGGTCTACAAGTGTATGTTTAATATACAATTCATCGTTTGACGGTAAATCAGATACTTTGAAATCTTGTCGCTCAACCTCTAGTAAATCGAAATCGCTACCAGCTGAATTATAGGTTTTAAGTTCACCCTCTTCAATGATTCTGTTTTCAAAGTCTTTAATAACTATAAATACTGGTTTACCGTTGTTATTAAACAACTTGTCTCTTTTGTCTAATAAGCTTATACAATCCAATTTCATAAACTTTCTGGTTATATTAATTAACCAGATAATAAATTTAACAATTAAAGGATTAAATACAAACACTGTTAAAACAAAAATAAATAGAAACAAAATATTTGCTTTTAGACCTGTAAGCAACTGAATTAAATTCAAATTTTTTAAATCAACATTATTAAAAATTATAAAACTATAAAACCATATCAAACATGTTTCAATAGAAAAAATCAATAATACAGGAGTATTGATAATCTTGTTTTTTTCACTAACTAAACCTATCATTGTTAGATATTTATATGGTATGTAACCTAAAACTCCTGTAAGAAGAAGCGCCCCTAGAAATTGAGTCATCTTATCACCTACTTTTTATTTTATTATAACATATTTAGTACCTAGTACTAAATTTTGGGTAGCCCACCTACCCTTATTATTTTTTACAAATTTACAGAACGTACGTTCTCTTAGGAGGTATAAACATGTGGATTGAAAAATTTAAAAACAAAAATAACGAAACTAAATACAGATATTACGAGAAGTACAAAGATCCATACACAGATAAATGGAAGCGCGTAAGTGTTGTGTTGAACAAGAATACAAAACAATCTCAAAAAGAAGCAATGTTTCGTTTAGAAGAAAAAATAAAAGAAAAACTGAACAACAAGTCGTCAAGCGAATTAAAAACTTTGACTTTTCACGCGCTATTAGATGAATGGCTTGAATATCATATAAAAACATCAGGTTCAAAGTTGACTACTCTTAATAATATAAAAATAAGAATTAAAAACATTAAACGATACTGCTCTGAGAACTTGCTTTTAAACAAACTTGATACAAAATATATGCAGATATTTATTAATAAATTATCAGATATCTATTCTCAAAATCAAGTAACCCGTCAACTCGGAGATATGAAAGGAGCTATTAAATATGCAGTTAAATTTTACAATTATCCAAATGAATATTTGTTAACTAATGTCAAAATTCCTAAAAGAAGAAAAACAATAGAGGATATCGAAAAAGATGAATCTAAAATGTACAACTATTTAGAAATGAACCAAGTCCTACAGATACGTGATCATATACTAAATGATAATAAGTTACACAAGCGAAATCGCATTTTAATTGCCAGCATCTTAGAAGTACAGGCTTTAACTGGTATGCGCATAGGAGAACTACAAGCACTGCAGGAAAAAGATATAGATTTATTAAACAAAACTATTAATATAACAGGTACAATTCACCGCATTAAATACGAGGAAGGATTCGGATACAAAGACACTACAAAGACTATAAGTTCAAAAAGAAGTATCAGCATCAATTCTAGAACCGTAGAAATTTTTAAAAAGATAATACTGGAAAACAAAATGTTGAAAAGATGGAATTCGAGCTATGTTGACAGAGGGTTCATATTCACAACAAAAAAAGGGAATCCTTTATGTAATAATCAAATCGCCGGTGTGCTTAAGAAAACTACAAAAGCTTTAAATATGAATAAGAAAGTTACCACGCACACATTTAGACATACACACATAACTTTATTAGTAGAAATGAATGTTTCTTTAAAAGCAATTATGAAAAGGGTAGGACATGTAGATGAAAAAACAACCATTCGCATATATACTCATGTAACTGAAAAAATGGATAGAGAACTAACTCAAAAACTCGAAAACATTCCAAGTTAGCTTAAATCTGCCCTTTTTTTGCCCTTATATTTTTTACAAGCTTTATAAAACGCTTGAGAACACTGGCGTTAAAGCTTTTCTTGAAATAAACATATCATCATAATGTGATGGTTCAAATATCATTTGTACAATCAAAGGCTTCATGTTCTTAACAATATCATCTAAATGGTTATCTAAAATTGGTGACACTGCTTTTAAATCATTAAGAAAAGGCTCCCATTTGCCTAAAGTATTATCTAATTCTTCTAATTTAGTTTTAATATAATTACAAGTTACATTAGGAATCAGGGACAAAAATTCTTTCTTTTTTACATTTAACATTTCAATTGCATGTCTTAAATTCTTACGTATTTTGGGAATTGTATTAATCAAATATTTTATTACATCGACAATTTTCGATGCATATTCATCATATATACCTTGAACATAGTCTGCTATTTTTTTAATACCATCATCGATATGGTCTTTTAATATTTTCATTTTTCTTCCTAAATAATTAGAAGGTAAAGCTAGACCCTGCACCATATTTTCACCGCTATAATTAATTTGATAATTTCCATCTAAAATTGTTGCATCTTGTTGCTTCATAATACTTCTAATATCTGCAATTTGCCTACCATAAATATCATTTTGATTTTTTATTTGCTCTATATTCTGTTTCACTACTTTCAAATGTTTCATCATTTCTTCAGATACTCCATCTCTGAAGTCGTGATCTATATTTTTGAAAATTTCTAAAATTTCATTATCTATACTATCATACACTTTTTCTATAAAAGATTTTATACCTTTAAACAACTCATTAATTCTTTCTTTTAATGCATCCAATGCAAAATCAGGTAATAAGTGTTTAACAGCACTAATACTTTCTATTGTTTCATCTGCAACTTCTTCAAGTGCGTTTATTTTACTAATTAAAGTTCTTTCCATTTCTTCTAATTGAAATAAGTTAATCTTATCCTTAAATCCTTCTGATAATTGTTTCTTTCTATCTGCAAAATTTTTATTTTCATTTTCTGAGATGTTAAAACTTTCATTTAAAAAGATTACGCATTCTGCTAACATACCACTTGTTTCACCAGTAATCAGTTTACTCAACGCATCAAGATTTTCTAAATTAAGTTTAATTAAAGTTCCTTTTCCGGAACGTGCAATCGAATCTCCTGTCCAAACATTTATTGGAATTCGCCCATCCATATCTAATGTTATGTTAATAGTCTTTTTTACTTTTTTTCCATTTTTAATTTCTGTATCTTTTACCGACTTAATTTTGATTAGTGGTACAGTATCGTATGTGTTATCTTTTCTATTTAACTTCCTTTTATAACCTACATGGCTGTCTATTAAAGCATCTAACCTGGGCACACCATCACTAATGTTAACGCGTTTTCCTGGCATATCTTTGATGAATGGATCTTGTAACCATGTTAATAAATCGTTGGTACTATTAAAACTAATCATATTATCAAAGCGTGGTCTAGCAAATTTCTGCCAAGCAGCATAAGGAATCATTGCTGAGTCAGTAGCAACAACTTTTTCATTCGGATGTTTCGCTCCTTGATATTTTGCTCCTGCACCACCTTCCGAATTACCACCATCCGCCACAATTGTTTTGTTTTTGTAATTATAAGGTTTAGTTTTGTATTTTCTTCTAAATTCATTTTCATCAAGAACAGAAGCATCTTTAATTTTTTGTCGATAACTATTTGCGAATTCTTCTACTTGCTTTAAATAATCTGTGCTTTCATTATCATTATTCATTAATTTAGCATTTTGGAGCCAATCATCTCCAAAACCCGATGATTTTAATGGATTATTTGGGTTAATTGCCTCATTAGATGTTCCTTGATAAATTATTGTCTGTTGACCAGTTGGATTCCCCTGATCATTAAGTAACTCGTATGTTTTAATATCAGCAGCACCATTCATATTATCATTACTATTATCATTATAATTATCTATTTGTTTGAACCGTTTTCCATTTACTTTAAAATCTTTTTTTTCATTTATATCTTGATAAACCCAATAACTGCTCAATTCTGCTATGTCCCTATCATTTATTTTATTCACTTTATATTCACTTACCCTTCAATTGGATTTATATCGTCATAAAATGGTTTTTTAGTATTTATACTAGATTTTCCTAATTGAATAGTAACTTGAGATTTTTGAGGCATATTGGGTTTTTCTTTTAATTTATTACTCAATTCAATCACATCATCTACTGTATTGTCTTTAGTAAAGTTTTTCTTAGTTGAAAAAAGTGTAGAAACTGCATCAGTATTGGCAGTATAATCTAACTCTTTTCTAGCTTGTTGCATACCTTCTTTAAATTCTTTATCATTTTTATGAATCAACGGTTCGTAATATTTACGATATTCTTTTAAGTTTCTTGATAAATATGTGATATAAAAGTATTCATTTTGATATCCAACGTTTTGTGTCTTGTTAATTGCCTCTTTTGTAAAGCCTGTATATTGATATTTCTTTTCATTTTCTTTGAAGAATTTATATAAGTTATCATACTTTTCTTTTTGCGCTCGATATTCAAAGCCACTCAGCACTGTACCCACCATCATACTCATATCATCACCATTGTCATTACTGCGCATTGATCCTTTTTGATGGATGGCATCTTTGTACAAAGGTAGACTTGCATTAAATACAATGCCATGATCTTCACAATGCACATAAACTTCTACACCATCATCTTTACCTACAACATTTGTAGCTTTAACTTTTAGTCCAAAGTTATCTTTAAAGAATTGTTCACCTACTTTTTCAAATTCTTTACGATGCTTCTTCGCAAATTCAATCGCATCTTTTTCTGCAGGCGGTTGGAAGCCTTGGCCTACATATTTTGAAGCTTCCATTTCTTCTGGTACAGATTTTGTTTCTGTGTTTGTGTCTTTATTTGATTCATTTTCCATCGCGGAACATCCCCCTAAAATTAATGTCGTGGTTAAAACTGATCCAATGAACTTTTTCAT